CATTTAGACCAAGCGTTAATCCTGACAGCAAAGAATGCTTAATGATAAGCTTTGAAACATTTAAAGATGAAGGTGTAATGTACTGGGAGATGATTAAAATGGGTGATGTAACAGATTTAAAACTTATAGAAGATTTAAACCTACAGCCCAAGGCAGACAAAAATGCTTCAGGCGTTTTAACTAACTTACTTGAAGAAAATTACAGTGAGTTAGCAGAATTAATTAAAAACAATAACATCAGTTTAAACTAATATGGAAAAGAAAGTAGGCGTTGCCGTTGTACATGAACTATGTCCAATATGCACAAAAGAAATGGACGGCTCAGTTTTTATTAATAAAAAATTGACAGAGAAATCTGCTGAAGAAGTAGAAAAAATGAATGGTACAGTAACATGGTCAAAAACATTTTGCACCCCTTGCAATGACATGAAAGATAAAGGATTTATTCTGATAGGAGCTGTAGAAGCTAAGACAACAGATGTTACTAATCCTTACAGGTCAGGTAATATATGGTGTGTAGAACAACAAGTAGCAGAAGAACTATTTGCACCACATGGTGCGCCTAAATCCGGAATTGCTTTTGTAGATGTAAAAGTTGCTGCTCAGATGCAATTACCTGACGTAAACTTAGAGGCATGAAGAAAAGAGATGACATACAAAAAGAAGCAGCAAACGCTATAGGCAATCTTAATAGATGTGGTGTTGGTGCTTCAATGGGCTCAGGTAAAACTTTAATAGGTTTAAAACATATGAGCAAGAATTACTCAGAATACGCCCGTTTCCTTGTAGTAGCTCCTAAGATGTCTATTCTTAAAGAGTGGTTACAGCAAGCAGAGCAGCATGGACTAGCTTATCTTATACCTCATATAGTCACAACAACTTATTTATCTTTACATAAACAAGATATTGATTATGATGTAATCTATTTAGATGAATGTCATTCACTTCTTCATTCACATGAAGAATGGTTAAGCAGTTACAAAGGTAAAATCTTAGGATTAACAGGTACTCCACCCAAGTATAAAGGTTCTGAAAAAGGGGAAATGGTAGATAAATATTGTCCTATAGTTTACAAGTATAAGACAGACACAGCAATCAATGATAAGATCTTAAATGATTATCAGATTGTAATCCATATGCTTAACTTGAATAAGCTTAAGACAATGAAGATGAAGACCAAACAGGGTAAAACCTGGTACGCTTCAGAGTATGATACTTATAACTACTGGACTAATAGACTTGATGCTGCTTCAACTAAAAAAGAACAACAGATAATGCGCGTAATGCGTATGAAAGCTCTTATGGGTTTTCCTAGTAAAGAAAATCTGGCTAAGAAATTATTTGAATCAACATCTGATAAAGTAATCTTATTTGCTAACACACAAGAGCAAGCAGATAATTTATGCACTCACAGCTATCACAGTAACAACAGTTACTCTGAAGAAAATTTAATCAAGTTTAAAAATGGTGAGATCACTAAACTATCTTGTGTGCTTCAATTAAATGAAGGTGTTAATATTCCTAATTTAAAAGAGGGGATAATAATGCACGCTTATGGTAATGAACGTAAGACAGCCCAAAGATTGGGACGTTTGCTAAGATTGAACCCTAATGACACATCAACAATCAACATACTATGTTATGCTAATACAGTTGATGAAACATGGGTAGGGCAAGCGCTTGAGGACTTTGATCAATCTAAAATTAATTATGTAATAACTTAAAACAAAAGACAATGGCAAGAACAGAATGGAATAAACAAAAGTTAACAATATTAAAAAGTCTAGGACTTACTGATAAATTAAATGATGCTCCTAAACTTATTGGGTGTACACCTAATGCAGCAAGAATCAAGTATGGTAGAGTGTTTGGTAATAGAAAACCAGCTTCAACATATAAAGCTCCTTCAATATATGATAAAATGTATCCAAAAACACATGATGATGCTTTTAAATCTAAAGTAAATAATACAATTAGTGTTAATCCTTTTAAGATTGAGCAAATACCTTTTACAGGTACAAGAGCTACACCAGAGATTGTAATCATGTTGGCTAAACAGATGTTGAGTATAAAAGCTGATAAGGTTGACTCTATCCTAGTACCTAACAGTGTAGCTGATTCTAAAGCAGCAGCAAATAATATTTTCCAACAAGCTAAATCTTATATTGCTAAAACTAACAAGGCAGAATTAGTTTACACTATTAAGAGTACTTTTTCTGGTGATGCTGATAAAAAATATATTAGTGGTAGGATATGGAGATTGAAATAATTTAGTAAATTGCAACATGCTAAACAAAGATAAACATGAAGAGTATGAGATAATGCAGAGCTCTTTAAAAACCGCAGTAGATGTACAAATACCCAATGGGCCTTTGCTTAAACTTAAAAATGTTTGGAACTATTTTGCCGGTTTAAAAGAAATTACATTAAAAACTACAACTGTAATTGATGTAAAGAACCCGCTATTAGTAATAGAAGAAATTGATTTAGCTCCAGTAACAAGTAAAAAGTTCTATAAAGTCACTGTTAAAAGACAGCCTGACAGTAACTTAATATATGGTCCAAAACACAATAAAAATCTATTATAACAATGGCAACAACAGCGCTTATCTTTAAAACAGACAACAAAACTCAAAAGCTTTTATTCATGACAGTGGATAAAGGAAACGGTGTAATTGATGTGGATATATTTACAGCAGATGATGACTTCTTACCTGTAGGTACACCATCAGTAGGTGTATCAGAACATGCTAGTGATGAAGCTTATCACAAAAGCTTACGTCATTTTGCATCAGAGAACAATCAATTTGTTCCTGAACACTCTACCCATCCAGAATGGAATCCTGGTTATGTTGAACCTATAGAATCAGATTATGATCAGTTTCAAGGTGATTTGCATCAATAATAAAGATAGGCCTGACGGTATACCTTTAAGTAAGTGGATTAAAGAAAGTGAAATTTACACAGTAACTGAAGTTACAAGAATGAGGATGCAAGGAGGAAAGCTTGGTTTCAAATTAGCTGAGGTTAATATTGATGATTGCTTTCCTTACCAGTATTTTGATGCAAGCCGGTTTGCATTACTTAAGTCTCCTGGTGAACAGTGGGCAGAGAATGAACTGGATCGCATACTTGAAGATGCAAAACAAGAAAACTTAGAAATTAAGTCATTCAAGTTGGGGTCTACCTGAATTGCGCACACTCTTGTCGGAGTATGAGGGTAAATAGACGGGTATCCATCGTATGTGCACATCTGTACCCAACTGTGTCAGCGATGACTAAATTTAGCAGAAGCATATATAGAAAATGTTGGTAGCTTAAATTCATATGCATTATGGATATCAAAGACTGACAGCCGGGAAAGACCGGCTTTTTTAATTATCACACTTATGGAAATAAAAACAAGACATGACATTGAAGCCTTTGGGTTTCACATTGCTCATAATATGGGTGAGATACCTAGCAACATGAGATTACTAGTAATAATTCCTCATCAAGAATTTCAGTCATTATTAACAGAAATCAATCCTCAATTATCAACAGGAGCTATGGACAGATTTATCTATAACTCACAAGCTGGTATTGAGTTTGGTATAAAACAACAACCATGAAAGAAGAAGAAAATTACACAGCTAAAGAATTAAGATTTAGTTTTTTAAAAAAGATTAAGTCTATAGAAGCTATGCTCATTGATGAAAAAATAGGTGCTACTAATGCAAATGGTAATCCCACTTTTGAATTCATGTTAATGATGAATACAACAAGACATCTATTGTCAACAACAAAAGCTCTTGGAGAAGAGAATGAACTTATGGACAACATTGATGACACTGACTTAACTGTTGGTGACATGAAATAATAATAAACAATATGAACAAGATAAAAACATTTTACACACCTAAACAAGTGTGTACTAAGATGAGTGCGTCCTTTTCTAAAAGTCCTCTTAAGCCAAAGCTTTTAATGGAGAAAATAGAAAACACAGGACTTGGAAGTCACTTTGATATAATTGACTACTTCCAACCAATCAAAAAAACTGACTTTTATATAGCTCATACTAAAGAATACGTGAATAATGTATTTAATATGACGGGTAATTATTCAAGTAATGCTTTACCCTGGAGCAAAGAACTAGTAAACAGTTTACATTACACAACAGGGTCACTGCTAGCAGCAAAAAGACATGCTATACAAAATCCAGATCAATTGTGCTTTGCTCCCGTATCTGGTATGCATCATGCACATCCTGATAGTGGTTCAGGATTCTGTACATTTTCAGGTCAAGTCATATCAGCTATAAAAATTTATGATGAGTTTGGTTTATCTGGAGCTTATCTAGATCTTGATGGTCATTACGGTAACAGTATAGAAGATGCTTATATCTTTAATCCAACTCTTCTGAAAGCTATACCTAAAGGATGTAACATAAACCCTCAAGGTCGTAATAACTCATACCTTGAAGACTTTAAAGAAAAGTTAAAATACGTAGAGGAGATGATTCTAAGTAACAAAGTACATTACGTAGTGTTTTGTCACGGCGCTGATAGCCATGATGAAGATGATCTAGGAGGACAGCTTAGTACAGAAAACTGGCTTAAAGCAGCTGAGATATTTTCTAATTGGATTAATGATGTATCAGTTAAACTATGCAAACGTGTTCCTGTAGTACTTTGTTTATTTGGTGGATACCGTAAAGACAACTATGACTTTGTACTTGACCTGCACATAAAATCATTATTAATTTGTCAAAAAACAATTAACAACTAATAACATGAAAAGCAAAGAAGAAATAGAACAGTTAGCTGAAACATTATATCCTACAGTTACAATGTATACACCTCCATTAAAGAAAGGATTTGTTGATGGCTACACTCAATGCCAAGAAGATATGGCTAAAGACCAAACATTAACAAGATTTGAAGTTATTGATGAAAATGGTAGGGCTTATACTGAACATTATTGCAATGTAGAACTATCTTACCAAGATGATGGCAGAACATTAAAAGTATTTGTTAAATCACTAAACAAACAAGACTAATAACAACTAAAAATAAATAAAAAAAATGAAACAAACAGCAATAGAATGGTTTATTGAGAAATTAATCAAAAATCCTTTACCTCAGAGTAAAGATGAGTTTATAGATGGCGATTTAGTAGATATTATAAATAAAGCCAAAGAAATGGAAAAGGAACAGATAATAGATGCTATTGTGGATACTCAAAAAGAGTATATTATCCAAGCAAGTTGTTATCCACCACAATTTATTCTTGACAAAGCTTTTAATTATTATAATCAAACATTTAAACAAGACTAAAAACAAATAAAAAATGAAAAACAAAGAAGAAATAGAACAGTTAGCTGAAGACCAATGTCACACAATGGAATCTAGAATTGGATTTGCTTGGGGATATAAACAATGCCAAAATGATATAGCTGATTATATTTTTCAAGTAGCATTTCAATTTCATAGATTAGGTAAGTATAGTGGTAACACAAGTGATACTCATTTTACTGATATTTATGAAGAAACAATTAACTCACTAAACAAACAAGACTAATATGGACATACTAATATGCATACTAATACAACTTTTGACTTTTATACCTTTTTATTTAATTTGGAGAAAAGATTGCAAGGAAATAGGAAAAGATAATTTAGCCGTAAGTTTATCAGAAAGATTTTTTTATTGGTTAATTCTTTGTCCTATTTGGATATTAGGTTTTATAAAATAATAACAACTAAAAACAACTAAAAACAAATAAAAAAATGGAAACACCAGAAATTAAACAGTTAAAAAAACAAATAGAGTATTTAGAAAATGACTTAGAATTAGCAGATAAAAAAGTAATAACATCATCTTATTGGTATTTTGCAAAAGGCTTATTACTTGGTGCTATTATTATGTACTTATTAATTAATTAACCAATAAAAATAAATAAAACAATGGAACAGAAACAAACAGCAGTAGAATGGTTAGTAAATGAGATGCCTGTAATAGATTGGGCAGATCCTTATTGGAAAGTAAAACTTGATAAAGCCAAAGAAATGGAAAAGCAACAGATAATAGATGCTAATATGGCAGGACAAAAGTTTATAGGAGCAGTCCCAGGTCATTATAAAAATGATGCAGAACAATACTACAATCAAACATTTAAACAAGACTAATATGAAACAATTTTTTAACCAATGTATGCTTTTTAAAAGCAAAGATAGAATTGACATTATTTTAGGGGTAGCCACTTGGTTTTGTACTATCTCTATTTTTTTAGTCTTAATAATATTAGCATATTTAATAAATTTAATTAATAACTAAAAACAAATAAAAAATGGAAAAGAAACAAACAGCAGTAGAATGGTTTTATCAAAGGATCTTATCAAAAGATATTGAATCAATATTTGAACAAGCCAAAGAAATGGAAAAGCAACAGATAATAGATGCTTTCAAAAGAGGAACTATAAATGAAATGAATGGTATTGAAGAAATAAATTCAGAACAATACTACAATGAAACATTTAAAAAAGACTGATATGAAAAGATTTTGGAATATAATACATAATTGTATAGCACATCCATTACTTATTACAAACAAAAAATGGGCTGATAGATTTCATGATTGGACAGCTGGAAAAATGTAAATAAATAAAAACTAATAACTTAAAATCAATTAATATGAGTGAAATAGATTTAAAAATAATAAATGAAATACAGGTCATCCTTGAAAAACTTAATGCTAATACTGAATTATTAAGCATCATTAATAGCTGGAAAGATACTTTAGAGGATGAGCAGATTTTGAATGAATTAGTAAGAATAAATAATTCAATAGAAGTCAAAATAACTAAACATGAAGATTTATTTGAAAGTGTGATGATTCTTTATAATGATTGTGTGAGAATGAGGGGAAATGCAATTACACAAAAAGAAGCAAATATTTTAATTGAAAATAAATATGATGCTGGTTTTTTTGCTGGAGTAGAAAAAACATATCAAAATACTGAAAGATTATTGCATGATATTATAAATGATTATAATTTTAGATTATTTATAAAAAGAATATGAAAAAAACAAAATGGAATCCTTATAATGTTGATATAACAGTAAGTGATATGCACCAAATAGCTAAATTCTTTAAAATAGTTAAAAATTACATTAAAATAAAAACATTAACAACTAAAAAATAAAAAAATGAAAAACATACACATATTACCAACAGATAAACCAAGTAGGTTTCAAAAAACTAAACACGATAATTTTTTCTTAGCTAGTAAAATTGAATTATACACTGATTGTATAGGACAACACATCTACATCACTAATAATGAAAAGATTAAAGAAGGAGATTGGACTTTTGATGGGGAGAATCCTTATAAATGGACAAGTGGAGATAATGAAGATTGTTTATATAATCCAAGTTCTGAAAATTATAAAGGTTGCAAAAAAATCATTCTAACAACAGATGGAGACCTAATCAAAGATGGTGTACAGGCTATTGATGATGAGTTCTTAGAATGGTTTGTTAAGAATCCAAGTTGTGAGAGTATTGAGGTTGAAAGTGGTTTATTCTTTTATGCCGAAGGGGAAGATAGAAGATACAAAATCATCATTTCACAAGAAGAACCTAAACAAGAAACACTAAATAAACATGAATAAAGAATTTGTAACATATGAACAAGCATTAGCTCTTGAAGAGTTGGGCTTTGATGAACCTTGTTTTAGTATATATTACTCAAAAGATAAATCTTTTAGCTGGCATCATCATAAAGATCATACTAATGATGAACCTGCACTAGATACAGGAGAGTTTAATATATCTGCACCGACTTACTCAGCAGCCTTTAGATGGTTTAGAGAGAAGTATGGATTAATGCATATAATAAACCCATATTATTTTACTGCAGAAATTGACTACTTAAATGAAAGAATAGTAAACAAGCAATATGGTGATTTTATTCCACATGATCATTTAGTAGATGAAGAAGGTGAAGAGATAAAACATTCCTCTTATGAAGAAGCAGAACAAGCCTGTCTAGATAAACTAATAGAAATCTGTAAAACTAAAAACAATGAACAAGCTAATTAAAATAGAAGATGAGCCCACAGTAGGTGATTACTACATAGTAGTAAGTGACTCAGAAATTAAAGGAGCTTGTTATGTGTATAAACATGATGAAAATGTGTATGGTAGAGGAATCTTTTATTTACCAGATGATGCAAATTTTACAGCTTTTAATGAAGAGGAAAGTATAAGTAAGGTTACTCATTCAACAGTACCTATGCTTTATACAGAACAAGGTTCTTTAGATGAATTAATAGAAATCTGTAAAAACAAATAATATGAAACATTTAAGATATTGTATGATGGAAGCAGGAATTAACTGTAAAGAAAATAGGCATCCACAAATAGTAATGAAAGAGTTAGGGATTACCTACCAACATTCAACACCACAAAGTATGGGAGATCAATGGTGGTTTTGGAATTGTGAGAACTTACCAAATGATCTACCTACTTATTTAACAGACCTTATAGATTATAAAACAAAAGAAATGCTTAATCCAATGGATTGTATAGGTCATGGTTTGTCATTAGAGGATGCAGAAAACATTATTAACTATAAAACTAAATAAGATGGAAAAATCAGAATTAGTACCTTGTCCTACATGTAGGAGAGATATGCATCCAGAAAGAAAAGCTTGTCATGAATGTGAAAGAAGTTACAGCAGAAAAGAGCTTAGCATTGCCATGTATGAAACATGGATAGCTACTCACAGTAGAGCAGAATCATTTGATGGTATAGCAAGAATAGTCTTGGCAAAACTTAATGGTAGAGAACCAGAATAATAACACAAAAAACTAACATGAAGAAAATAGTATTAGCAATAGCAGTAGTAGCTTTAATTAGTTCCTGCAAGAAGAAAGAAGAAGAAGGACCATGTAATTGTGGTATAGTACAGAGTGATAATGTACAAGATTACTCAGTAGTAATCAAGAATGAGTGTAGTGGTAACAACAAAACCTTTACTCTAGCTCCATCAGATTGGATGGATGCTCATGTAGGTAGTAATTATTGTATCACTAACAGCGGTAAATGGTAATGGACAACAGTAAACACATATGGGAAGGTTGGACAGTACAATCATTTATTGATGACCTAGAACCTTTATTCAACATGATAATGGGAGGAAACTCATGGCAAAAACCTTTTAAGTCAAAAGATGAACTTAAAAAATGGTGCATTGACAACCAACCTTATTACAAGAAACACATACCTGGAGTATTTAATCACTTTAAACAAAAAGCTGGATTATAATGGCATTAACAAAAGTATTAACAGCTACAGAACAAGCTCATGATATTATGAGACAGCATTACATTGAGAACTATAAGTCTTACGCGGCTTATGATATGAACAATGCTAAGAAGAATGCTCTGATTACTGTTAAGCTTATGACAAAACAGTTCAGAGAAATACACAAGAAACTTGTTGGTAGTGCGTTGGTAACTGGAGAGATTGAAGATACCTCTACCTATAAGTATCTTGAAGAGATGAAAGAATATATTAATAACTTTAAAGCCAAAGCATTAGAATGACGGTAATACATGAATTACAACAAGTGCTATGGGTGGAGACACCTCACGGAGATGGTGTAGTATTATTCTTAATGGACTATGGTCCACATGAGAATACAATCTGGGTTGTCGGCAATGAGAAGACACGGGAGATAAAGCACTATAACAGCAGCCAGATAAAACTGTGCTGGAATCACACAATGTTTAACAAATTATTTGAACCAGACAATGGAGATCAACCTAAAGGACCTAGTGAAGACTAAGGAAGCCGTAAAATACATACAGTCTATTCTTAGAGAACAAGACGTAACAAAAGGCTTAGCAAGAAAGTTAGATGAGGTTATTAAGTTATATGATGAGATTGAATCTGATTTAGAAATCGGAGGTGAATCTATTATAGAACTAGACAAGCCTAGGCTAGAAGCTATAGCTGAAAGAAACAAGATGCTTAACATTTTAAATAAATCAGATGACATTTGATCCGTTTATAGATGAAGAAGACGTGCTTGTTGAAGAACAGGTAGCAAAGTCTAAAAACATTGTTGTATATAATGATAATCATAATACATTTGATCATGTGATTTATTGCTTTACTAAGTATTGCGGTCATCACTCAGATCAAGCGGAACAATGTGCATTAATTATACATCACAATGGTAAATGCTCCGTAAAAGAAGGAGATTTAAAAACACTCAAGCCAATCAAAGAAGCTCTGTGTGAGAATGGTTTAACAGCAAAAATAGAATAACATGATAACAGAAGATCAAAAAAGAGAAATCATCAGACTTAAATCTGAAAAGTTTAAAAAGACTCCTCAAGAAAGAGTTGAGTTAAAAGAAGCTAAAGCTGCTTGGAAAAAAGCACATAAAAAAGATGGGGCAAAAGCATAACATATTTCATGGCAAGTTTACAAAAACTGCAGAAAACAAGCTAGTGCCTGTGGCTACAAGTAAAGCAAAGTATGAAGAGTTTGTCAAGCATATTGAGGTGGGTCAAACCATAGACATCTTTTTAGAAGCTAATAAAGATGACGGAACACTTGCACAATTAGCAAAGGTGCACGTAAATATCAGGGTTCTTGCAAAAGAACTCGGATATACGTTTGAAGATATGAAGCTTGAAATATTAAAAATGTCTGGTATGTGTTTTATAACAGATCATGCAGGAGAGAAAGTTCTATTCTGCAAATCTCTAGCGGATGCTTCCAAAGAAGATTTAGGTATGGTGATTGAGTCAATTATACAAGCAGGTGATACTGTAGGAATTAACTTCCGCTAGTTATTATGTTTTAACTGATTAATCTCATCTTCTGTAAAGACTTTTACTTCAGTCTTTGACTGTTCTTTTGCTGCTGTTTCAATAGCATGTACAAGAGAAGTCATGATAAATATCACATGTTCTTCCAAATTTTCTGGTTCTTTGTCATCTTTAAACTTTTCATAGGCCTCTTTTACTTTGTCATTACCAATGCTAGTACAAGCACCTACTAATAAAGATTGACATTTACCTAGAAAATTACCGGAGATTTCCACATTGATGATGGCATCTTGTGGTATATAAACCACACTTGTATTTTTGTCAGAAGGTTGTTGATTATTTTCCATGACTCAAATATACAATTAAAAATTTAAACTTTAAAAATTTATGACAGTCTTAAACACTATAAATTTAGATGATGTAAAGTTAAAACTTTATGAGAAACTTAAACCTTCAGGATGGGGAGATAAACTTAAAACATTTATCATGAGTGAAGACTTTGATAAGATCCTAAAACAACTACTCAAAGAAGCCCAACAGAACAACAGATTCACACCACCTTTAAAGCAAGTATTCAGGGCTTTTGAAGAATGTCCTTATGATCAATTGAAGGTTGTGATGATTGGTCAAGATCCTTATCCCTACATTGGCGTGGCTGATGGGATAGCCTTTTCATGTAGTAATGCTCAAAAAATTGAGGCTTCCTTGAAGTTTATGTATAATGAACTGGAAGATACTCATTACACTAATGGATTTACGCGAGATCCAGATCTAAAGAGATGGTCTAATCAAGGTATACTAATGCTTAACACAGCTCTTACTACAACAATTAATAAGGTAGGTCAGCACTATAAACTCTGGCAACCCTTCATAGCATTCTTGTTTGATATACTTATGTATAACAATCCAGGTACCGTGTATGTATTCTTAGGTAAGAAAGCGGAGGAATGGGCAGAGTCAATCCCTGATAATAACTACAAGATTGTGGTTAGTCATCCGGCATCAGCCATCCATAACAAACTTGAAAAGTGGGATTCAAATGACATGTTCAACAACATATCAAAGACAGTTAAAAAACAATTTAATTATGACATAGTATGGTAAAAAAAAGTTTAGAGATGATGGAGATGTTTCATCTCATCCGTGAAAAAGAACTCTCCCCTAATCAGTTTTATTTACTGTGTTGTCTAAAAGAGAATGAAGCATCTAAGTTTATTAATGTCCATCAAGAATTGAGAAGTTTGGTTACAGATGGTTGGATAACAGAAGATGAACATAAAGTAAACTATAAGCTTAGTGTTGAAGCTATCACATTTGTTAATCAGTTAGAAGCTTTATTCAGTATAACTAAGAAGAAAACTAATAACCAGATCATGGGTCAGGACTATGCCAGCAAAGTGCTAGAATTTCTTGATATATTCCCTAAAATGAAATTGCCTAGCGGTAAGTTTGCAAGATCTGATAAGAAGAATATTGAGATGGCACTGAGATGGTTTATACAAACTTATTCTTATGACTGGACTATAATACTCAACGCTACTAAAATGTATGTTGATGAGTATGAACGGGCCAACTACAAGTATATGCAGACATCCCAATACTTTATCCGGAAACAGAATCCTGATAAAAGCTGGGCTTCTGAACTAGCTAATTGGTGCGCTCAAGCGGAGAATGGATCTACTGATAATGATCAGAAATATTTTTCAGAAAAGGTTATTTGAGTTTGCTTTTTTACTACAGATATATTATATTTGTAACAAGGAAGTCAAGCATCCCCCTCAATTCAAATACAGTAATTTGAAGGTTGGAAACAACCAGGGAAAGCTATCCCCTTAATTATACCAATGAATCTAAAAAAGAATAAAGCTTGGAAAGACCAGCGTCACGGATTTCAGGAATCTTTGCATTACTTGCAAGGAAGAATGAAAGGGGAGATAAAGAGTATTCAAACTCCTTGGCCCAAGTTTAATGATGCTGGTACTGACGGGCTAGAATGGCATTCCACTACTGTAATTGGAGGAAGGCCTGCAAGTGGTAAGACTTTAATTAAAGATCAGATTGTACGTGAAGCTTTTAAACTAAACACCGGTCAGAAGTTTAGGGTATTAGAGTTTCAGCTCGAGATGCTAGCTAGAACATCAGCTATCAGAGAGTACTCAAGTCTACTTGGTAAGACTTACAAACACTTGTGTAGCGCGGATGGTAAATTAACAAATGAAGAGCTTGTTGCATGTTACAATTATGCAAAAGTTAGGGTGACATACCCTATAGACATTGTAGAAGAACCATGTACGGTTGGTGAGTTTAAAGACATCATTGCCGCATACATGGAAGAGTATTCTACAATAGGAGAAGATGAAAAGAAAGTGTATACTAAAACCATTATTACACTAGATCATAGTCTTCTGCTGAAGAAAGCTGCTTATGAAAAAGATAAGCATGATATGTTAAACTCATTAGGTGAAGCTCTTACTTATTTAAAGAGAAAATACCCAATTGCTTTTATCATACTAAGCCAGTTGAATAGGAACATTGATAATCCTGAAAGAGCTGAAGATGGTAAGTATGGAAACTACGTACTAGAATCAGATCTATTTGGAGCAGACGCGTTACTACAACATGCTGATTTACTTATTGGGATTAACAAACCCGGTAAACAAAACATTAGATATTATGGACCTGATAGGTACATCATAGCTGAAAAAGATATAATGGTTATGCATTTTCTTAAGTGCAGAAATGGAGACACAAGAATGAGTTTCTTTAAAACTGAATTTGGTAAGATGCAGATTGTGGAAATGGATACGCCGCCAACACAAGAAAGAAGATTAAAGACATGAGCATATCAACAACAGACAAACCAGAAGACAAGCGTGATAGACTTAAAAAGTTGAGAGAGTATCATCAAAAAACTCTTGATGCTATAGGTGTATCAGACGCTTTGTTTATTCCTAAGATGGCATATAGACCATATGGAAAAACAGAACAGCACATTGCATTTTTTGCAAGTGAAATTAACAAGGGTGAAGACGTATACGTAGAGTTCACTAGTAAAGAATTAGTACCTGAAGATCCTGAAAGACGCTTATACAAATGGCGTTTTAATCCTCACTTTGAAGAAGAATATGATAAGACGGAACCTCATCCGGTTACTGGTCATATCAGATATCTTGTTCCAACAGAGGAATTAACTTATGTTAAAGCTCCGGAGAATGAAACATCAGCTCCTGTAGTAGAACCAATTGAACCAATAGAATTTGAATTAGTAGATGCTAATACAGACTTGCCATTAGATCAATTAACTATTAGAGATTTAGCAGCAATTATGTTAAAGAGACCAGTAAGTCAAAAGCCGTGGTTAAATGAAATCATTAAACAATCATAGAATGGAAAACAACCAAGTAACAACCACAACAGAAGATGCGCTTAAGCAATTCTTAAGTACTTTGATAGAATCAAAGAAACTACCAACCCACATTAAAACTGTAGAAGATGCATTTACTATTGCACAGATGGGTAAAGAGTTAGGCTTCCCAACAATGCAAGCCTTTCATTACATCATACCTATTCAAGGCAAGCTAAGCTTATCTGCTAAAGCAACAAACGCTTTATTGAGAAAAGGCGGTATTGCTTTTGTAACTGTAGAAGATGGTGTATTCACCTATGGTAATAGGACAGAACCTACTAGCCCTGATCAGAAACCTGATGGTAGAAGAACTACTATTAAGTTTGTAAGAGATGGCATGGAAGAAATTTGTTCATTCACTTGGAGAGATGCTGAGTTACAAGGTTTAACTACTAAGGATAACTGGAAGCGTATGCCAAAGGAAATGTTATACGCTCGCTGTTTAGCTAAAGGTGCAAACAGAATAGGTGCTGATTTATTATTAGGATTATATACAGCGGAGGAAATGGCTGATACATTCTTGAAAGAGTCAGACGTAAGGAGAAATGATGATGGAACAATAGCTGAGATCATTAATGTAACAGCAACAGAAGTAAAATAACCCTATAAAAAATAAAAACATGAGTGGAAAATTAAACACAAAAGACATCAAAGTCGGTGGAGATGGTGGTGTACCTAAGACGCTACAACCAGGTAATCAGAAATGTAAATTAAACGGAGCGCGTTTAGAAGAATTCAAATTTATACCAGGTGGTTATCATCTAGTATTAAGTTTAGAAGGTGCTCCTATTGAAAAAGACTTTGAAGGTTTTTGGATAGACAAGAATGATGAGTCTCTTGGTAAGCACGCCGGTCAAGTTGGTGATGTAAAAGCAAGTGAATGGGCTTATGCTGACGGTAAAACTAAAAGCGGTATTGAGATTAGCAGAGATGCTGAGATCTTAAAAGTTATGAAGAACTTATGTATTGCATTTGGTTGCACTGATTGGTTAGATGCTCAGGATGACAAACATGATACAATTGAATCTCTTATAGCGGCGTTTAGTAAAGACCGTCCTTTTAAAGAGAAGTTTATTGACTTCTGTATTGGTGGTAAAGAGTATACCAACAGAAATGGCTACACAGCTTATGATTTATTCTTACCTAAGTATAGCAAAGCTGGTGCAGCTTATGGTGCTAAGGTTGTAACGTTTGATCCTATTGATCATATCAAGAAGAAGAAGACAGAGGAAATTAGTGAATTTGAATCTGGTGAGGACATCAATTTGAGTGGCCCAGCAGGTGCAGATTTTAGTTTATAATCACTAAAAATATGGAATAAAAAGGGGGAGTAATCCTCCTTTTCCATTTAAACAAGTCATGATAAGTACAACTAAATTTAAACCGGTATTATCAGATGTATCTCCGGAATGGATCTTTGAACAGTATATAACTTTACCAGAAAGATTAGGTGGTCAGAACATAATGGTGCTCTCTCCATTTAACCCTAATGATAAAAGACCTTCCTTGAGTCTATTTGTTAGTCTTAAGTATAAAGATAGTTATAGGTTTAAATGTTTTTCCACAAATCAATCAGGAGACGCTATCTGTTTTGTAGAAACTTTATTTAAGCTTGGCTCTAGGAATGAGGCTGTTAAAAAAATACTACAGGACTATGAAGCCTGGTTAAACAATAAAGACGCTGATCACTCTTCTGTAAACTTTAAAGTAGTTGAGAGGTATAAAGTAACAAGCTTTGCAAAAAGAAATTGGACTACCTTAGATCAGAAGTTCTGGACTAAGTTCCATATTGGAACCAACTTGCTTAATAAGTATTACGTGTTTCCTCTTAGTACATATACAATGAGTAGAGAAGATGACGGTCAATTGCAAGAGATTGTAATTAAGGATAGACATTTTATGTATGGTTATTTTAGAGAAGATGGTACACTGTATAAGATCTATCAGCCTATGATTATGGAAAGTAAATTCATAAAGGTTAGAGATTACATACAAGGTATGGACCAATTGACTTATACCAAACCTTATCTTATAATCAACAGCTCTCTTAAAGATGTAATGTTCTTTGATAAACTAGGATACTCGGAGGCAGAGACCATTGCACCGGATAGTGAGAACACACTTATACTACCGCATGTGATCAATTCACTTAAGCTTAAGTATAAAGGTATAGCTACACTGTTTGATAATGATCCCGCCGGCATAAAAGCTATGGAGAATTATGAGAAGACCTATGGGATCAAAGGTGTATTGCTCCCGTTATCCAAAGACTTAAGTGACTCAGGTAGAGATCATGGTATCCTAAAAGTAAAACAAGTATTAACCCCAATCTTAAAACAAGCATTACAATGAATGAGTTTGAAGACTGGTTAATGACCCTGCCAGTGCAGACATTAACTGATGAATTAAAAATAGAAATACTCTCTGAAGTAAATGCTATGATACAATCAGAATTAGTAGAAATGTTAAGAAACATGAGTGGAAAATGAGTTGGTCATATAAAGGAATTTTGTTCACAGATGAACATATTCCAGACGGAGCTGTAGGATTCATATATCAAATGTCAGCTATCATTGATGGTAAAGTTGTTAGTTATATAGGAAAGAAAAACTTTTATGCAAGCATTAAAACAAAGCTGAGCAAGAAATCTATGCCTACTGATAAGAGACTCAAGACATACAAACGTGTAACTAAAACATCTTACCAGAACTATTTTAGTAGTAATGAAACATTAAAGCAAGCCCATAAAGATGGGATAAAAATTAAAAGAGAAATCTTAAGAATATGTTATAGCAAGAATGAATTGACTTACCAGGAGGTAAAGCATCAGTTTTTACTAGGCGTGTTGGAAGATAACCTATACCTTAACGGTAATATACTAGGGCGCTTCTATAAAAATAAAATTTGATAAAATGAAATTGACAAAAGAAACATTTGACAGAGTAAAGCTAATGCTAGAATCTCGTGACCATGAAGATGTAATACTTGGTTTAACAACCATGGATGCAAATGATTTTAAAAATAATTATTTGTATGTACTACTCATGGCAAAAGAAGCTAACGTTAAACAAGATAGAATGTGGTCAACGCATGCTCCTAATATGCATTCCATGTTTGTAAATCTAGGTGTAAACTTAGATAAGCCTATCACATTTGAGACAATTATTCAGGTCTCTAAAAAGTATAACGCATCACTATCTGATATTCAGTTTATTCTGGACAGGTATGCTGGTGAAATGAGAGATTATCTCAATGTATCACTGGGTTTAAAAGACAACCCAATCAATAAACTAACAATTAAAATTAATGACTATGACTACAAGACCGGAACAGTTGGCAATGACCTCAAAGGATTTGATGCTGACGGAAGCATTTTACGGGATGTTCCTGATAATGCTGAACAAACGTTGGAGTGAAAGAGTTCCTACAGCTTGTGTAAGTTTAAATGGAATCAACTATCAACTAGATATAGGCCCAAAGTTTTGGGATAATTTAACACCTAAGCATAGGATAGGTTTACTTAAGCATGAGCTCAAAGGGCTCCTTGTACAGTAATGTACATGTAAAAAGGTTTAAATTGCGGGAAGTTCCTGAAGTTTTATCTACTAACTTATCATAGTGATATAGATAAGGGCACTGCTAACTACAGTGGTATAGTAAAAATGATAAAAATTGGATAATCCGCAGCCAAATTTCTTGGAAAAACAAATAATTAGTGGTATATTGCAACATAATACTTTGCATATGACTACTGAAAAAGAAAAACAGCTAATAAATTATTATGTAATGCAGAAACTATCTGCTGATAAAATAGCTGATCTTATGTATATAAACAGAAAAACTGTATATGCTACTTTAAAAAAGAATAATATAAAAACAAGAACTCTGGCTCAAGCTGCTATGAAATATTCTTGTAATGAAAACTTTTTTGAAGTAATAGATACAGAAGAAAAAGCCTACTGGTTAGGTGCTTTATATGCTGATGGTAATGTTTCACAAAATAAAACAGGTTCTGGTAAGATATTTTTATCTTCTAAAGACCAGACCTGGGTAGAAAGATTTATGAGAAGTATAGAATCTACAAATAAACCTACTAAAGAATTCCACAAAAAGTATCAAAAAGAGATATGGAAAGCTCAAATAACATCTACTAAGATGTTTAATGATTTAGTAAGATTAGGTTGTGTACCTAGAAAATCATTGATAATAACTTTTCCTGAACTTAATCCAGATCTTATTCCCCATTTTATAAGAGGATATTTTGATGGAGATGGAACAGTAGGGGTATATCAAAATCTTAAAACTCATGACTGGAAGATACTTAAATCTGGATTTTGTTCAGGTTCTGAAATCTTTTTAAAAGAGTTAGTGAAACATTTACCAGTAAAAAATAAGAATGTAGTATTTAATAAGAATTTATATGTTATACAACTTTCTCTAATAGACAGTATTGCTTTACATGATTATATGTATAAGGAATTTAATATCTGTCTTACTAGAAAGTTTTTAAAATTTAGTAACTACTTATTAGAATACACCAAGAAAGAGGTTCAACGACTACAATAACCTACCCTGAATAAGGGTAAAGGGATAGTCTGATCTCACATGAAAGTGTGAGTTAACACAAATGATTGCACATAGGCTTGTTTCACATCACAGACTTTAAACATCTGACTGATCATGAGATAGCCAACATAGCAATGGACTTAGAGATTAACCAGTTCATCCATGAAGACTTCCTTCCTCCTGGTGGTACGACCCTTGATAAATTTCCTGAACTAAATCTTGAATCAAGAAAAGGTACTCAGTACTATTATGATAAACTAGGTAAAGCTGCTAAGCAACCTGGAACTTGTCCTAACCTGGATAAGATGCTAGAGGGAATGAAGCAAGGTGAGTGTGAAGTAACAATCTCTGTAGATGGTGATGGGAATATTAAAGTTAATCTTCCTGATCACTCTGGTTGGGGTGATATGGATGCGCTACCAGAAGCAACACAGAAGTTAATCCGTAAACAAACTGAGCATATTCTTAAAGAAGTTGCTGATCAAGTTAAGAAATCTCAAGGTCATATACCTGGAGAGTTTGCCGAGATCCTTGATAACATAAATAAAACAGAGCCTCCCAAGTTTGATTGGAAAGGATATCTTAGAAGATTCACAGGTGGATCAACTAAAGTTTATACAAAGAAAATACGTAGGAAATTCAATAAGAGATATGAAGAGAATCCTGGTCTGAAGATCAAGCCTCGCCGTCATATCTTGTTTGCAATTGATACATCAGGTTCTGTAAGTACTAATGAGTTGAATGAATGTGTACAAGAATTGTATCACATACACAAGACTGGTACTGAGATTACCGTAATACAAGCTGATACAGCTATCAGTGACATAAGCAAGTTCAATCATAGAGCTGACTTTAAAGTTCACGGTAGAGGAGGCACAAGCTTCCAACCGGTTATAGATTACTATAACGAGAACACACATAAATTTACCTGTCTGATTTATTTTACAGACGGTGAAGCATCCGCGCCAACACCTGCACGCGGAAGAATGCT